AAAAACTGCATTACGAAAGAACCAACCAACTATGGAAAAGAAGACGCCTACAATCAATGCTCCAGCTACTGCGAAGAAGAGGAGTTGAAAATATAGTGGAAGCATCGATTGTATTTCGGAAGGACTAGGCATAAAGCTCTAGCTCCTTTTGTGCCTCCTCAGGTGTGGCAAAGTAACCACTGTACCTGTTGTACGGCTGGATAAATCCTTCGGACTTATCTATCTTGCCGACGTACCAACCGGCAGCTGAGGCCATAACGATGGCTTCAGATACGCCATCATTATCGAATTGAATGTCTTTGATTTGTTTTTGAATTTGCATTTTAGTTTCTCCGCTTGTTTCATTTTATAGATCTATTATACACTAGTTTTTAAGCTTTGTAAAGGAAAAAATGCAATTAATTTAAATTTTGTTATTAACATGTTAACTATGTTCGATACCTCTGAACATCGTTTGGACCAGAGATGCTAGGCATCTCTGGGCTCTTATTCTTTAAAGCATTTATCTCTTCAGTTAATTCTTTAATACGCTTATATAAAGTATATTTTTCTTTAACCTCTTCAGCTATCTGCTTTTCTAATAATTCAATCTTAGTGAATAGTTTCTTCGTCATCTTCCAAATCCAATCTAAATACAAATTCCATTCCATTATCATTCTGCGATTGCTCAACACACTCGCCTAGAGTATATTTTTCATCATCGACAGTGAAGATGATTTCATTTTCTTCGTCAAACTTTTTTAGCTTTTCTTTTTTAAAATTTATTACATTTGATTTTTTAGACATACTTTTCTCCTGTATCTAATTACGCACCATTATTGGCACAATGTGTTTAGATATTTTTTCATTTTATAGTACTATTATACCATAAAAAATTAGGTTTGTAAACAGTTATTTTATTAACTTGTTAAATGTTTTGCGTGAATTTTACAACCTATGAAGTTGTTGTAGTAGTCGTTACGAAATAAAACATCATTATCAAACTGGATCTTAGCTTCATAATATGACATGTCTCCTTTCGTCTTACAAAGTTTAATTATTTCTCTCTTAAACTTGTCTTGTCCTCGTGATTCCACAAGTCTGCGTACTTCATCTGAGGAACCATAGTATTCTCTCCAGTCAGACTCCGTACGTGTGCGTACACGTCTCTTGCGTGACTTGGTGATTGGTAGCGTCTTTGGTTTCCAGAAATTCTTTTTTCCAATATACTTTTTGTTGGAATCCAGTTCGGTGATTTGATATACAAAGCCTTGATAATCCTCTGGCGTTTTATTATATTCTTCTTCGTTAAAAGTCCACATCGATTCCATTTATTGAATAAGTCTTACCGTTAAAGCCTTTATCCATCTTTTCTTTATCTGTCATGTTTTGACTATTTATTCTTGTCCACGGACTGAACTTCTTCAGGCTCTGCTCTTCTTCCACACATCGGGCAGTAAGAAGGTTTTTTATACGATGCCACAAACGAAGTTTCATCACATTCTTCGCATTCTATCTGGTAGTCTTTCAATGATCTCTTTCCTTCTCTCTATTGTTGCCTTACCCCATTCTGCGATCTCTTGCGTTGTTCTTCCGCATCCTATGCAAAAGTCTTCCTTGAGAGTACATACTTTAACGCAAGGAGAAACAACTTTAGAAATCGATTTCACATGCACCACCGGCACATGCGGCTGCAGCGAGTGTATCAACATCGGTATACTTTCTTTCTGTTATGTCTTCTTTCCAGTCGACAGTCTTTAAAGTTGATTGTATCTTATTCCATTTATGTAAGAGGTACGCATCCTTAAGACAATGCTCAGCTAAGTTATTGTCTGATCCTAAGTAGTTATCAGCAAACTTAGTAAACCTTCTTATCCAGTCTTTCTTCATAGCATTCTCTGATGACTCGAGAGATATGTCTTGGCCAAACCCCTTTGCTGTGGCACAAGCATCCCATAAGTTTGGAAAGCATTTCAGTGAGTCCACAACCATACCTGAAGCAAACACTGCAGCATTACCATACTTCTTAACCATATCCTTTGCAGTTATGACGGCAGTATTAGGTGCTTGGTTATAGTCTTTATCGCCAGTCATTGCTAAGAAAGATATTCCAGCAAAAGCATCTCTATTTTCAAATACATATTTTTCAACTTCATCCCAGTCATCAACTATGATAGTATTTGATACATTGTGTCTTATACCCTCATCAGCACATAACTCTTCATTAGTACCAGTTTCAACCCAGTGCTTTTGAGCTTTCTTAACGAGTTCTAAGTGCTTAATTCCTAGTAAGTCATCTTTGTACATTGAACCCTTATTAGGCAATATTGGAAATGATACGACAACATCAGTTCCGCCGGCAGACCACACTGAGTCCTCGACCATGTACGGGTTTGTTTTCATTATAGCCTGAGTTATCTCAGATTCTTTATTCATCTGTACATTTCTGATGTACATAGAAGAGTGTTCTGCATGTATGCCTGATGCAGTTTGTAATAATACAGATGCATTACCACTAGGCTTAACACATGTCGTTCTTGCGGCTGGATTAATACCAATGATTTTAGCAACCTCACGGTTTACATCCTTAACTATTTGAGCACCTTTTTCTAGTATCTTTTCATCAAATAGTATGCTAGGATTATTCATCCATCCGGTTATTGAGACGCCAAGTAATGCTTCTCTATCAAAGATTTTCTTTGAGGTATCAGTTAAGAACTTGAAGTCGGTGTACCCTGCTTGTAGGGTACCGAGGATAGACGCTGCTCGGCATGCCTTATAGAAGTCTTCCTCGGTATTGCATTTCCCTCCGTTGATTTCAGTTAGGTTACAACCTTGCCAACCTGACTTTTTATTAATCTGCGGATACATACCAATCTCCACACATGGATTAGTAGTATGTTCTGTAGACTCAACGAAAACGAATCCTGGTTCACCAAACTGCTTGACTGATTCCATAATCTTGCCAAACTGCTCTGGTGTAGTCTTATCTCTTACAATAACTGCAGAGTTGTTAGACCTTCCTCTTTGAGGATTATCCATAAACCAATTGCCTGTCTTAGCATTCATCATTTCTTCATCATCTGGCGAGAAAAGACAAATTGTCGCTGACCTACGTACGCCGCCTGATAATACAGCATCAGCTGCATGCATCGTAATATCATATGCGTGAATAGGTTGAATAGCTATTGGTTCTTTGGAATCTAATACAATACCTTGAAGTAAGTGTTCTATTTTATCTAATGACCTACGTAAACCATTTGGACCTGGAGCCTTAAATCCACCTGAAATAAGTGCGCCTTTTGGTCTGATTTGTGATAAGTCAAAGTATACTCTTCTACCTTCGTATTCTGGGTATTTACCACCGCCTACGAAGAATGAAGACATCAATATGTCAAGTGCTGATGCCCAGCCTTCTATTGAGTCTTCTACTATATAGCCTTTCGCTTGCTTTGTTCTATTTTGTAATTTTGGTAATTTTTTAATGTGGTGTCTTTGTACAGAAAAACCTGCACCTGCTCCACATAATAAGATATAAAACACCTCACCAAAAAACTCTGGCCTATCAACATATGAAGAAGTACAGTTATACATCCTCATTTGGTGTTTCATTAATTGTTCTCCACCGAACTGGAGTGCACGCTGAGCACCAAGAACTCTTTGTTCTTTATATGCACCACGAGCTTCTTCTAAATATCCAGTTAATTCATTATTATTATTCATATAGTTTTTATCGTGCATGTCGATAACACGATCAACTGCCTCATCCCAAGATTCATACCTTGACTCATCTTCTTTAAAGCGTGAGTATCCTTCGTAGAATTTAGTTTGAGACAAAAAATTCCTTGTGTCAACAAATGATTGCTGCATTTCTACCTCTTATTTCTGATTATTTTTTTATTGTATTTAGATATTATATATTATTTTTACGATCTTGTAAAGGACTTTTTAATCAATATCATCAAAATATTTTTTAATCATTTGCAACACGTCATCGTACTTAGCCATTTCCATCATTTGCTTTTCAAGTTCTTCCATAACTTGTGGATGCTCACCAATACCTACAGGATTATTCATATAAACCTGTGCCGTGGCCTTCGCCATCGCAATCTTTCCTTCAGCGTGCTTTTTAATAGCACCTAACATTTCACCTTCAAAATCATAATCCATTATGTTCTCCTATACGATTTTTGCGTTTACTTTTCTATGTTTATTCCATGCAACGAATCCACCTATTCTTAATGCCCAATAGGCTAACTTATTTAATAGATGAAATCCATTTTGCTCAATATTTATATCACGAAATATTAGATCTGCTTTTTTCTGAGTAATATTTCCTATAGTTTTCTTTTTATTTTTTTTCAGTAATGTTTCATACTTGTATGCAAAGTCATGTACTAATCCACCCATTAGCAGTACGCCTGTAGGTGATAGCCATGTATGTAAAAATTTTGGAATAGACGCACCATCAAAAGTAAATCCTGCTGGAATGACATACCAATCTCCTTCTATTCTAAAAGTCCAGTCTTCTGCGAGTTTCCAATTACGCGTACCTATTAGCCACATCCATATTGCTCCCCAAAAACCTTTACCAGCTGTAGGTATTGCTATAGGTTGTAGCTTTGGCATTTCTTTATATTCAAATCCAATAATGACATCATCACAATCAACACCAAACATGTTAACTATAAATCCAATAATAATTAGTACACCAACGACAGTGAACTGCCACCAAGTGACAAGTTGATCTATTATAAATTCCATTATTTTTTCTCCTCTTTAGGTTTTACTGCTTTTTCATAGTAAAAAATAACTTCATTTTGTTGTTCTATATATCTTTTTATTTGTTCAAAGTTTATTGCTAAGTTCTTAAATGATTGTGGATCTAAACCGTATATTACAAACTCACCCATACCAGCTTTAACTTTCTTAATAACTTCTGGTAAGTTCTTTTCAGTTATGACAGTAACTTTAACATCTAACATATTTATTGGTTTAACTTTCTGTGCTATAGCAATAGTAGGAGTTATAACCTTTTCAACAGTTACTATTTCTTTTTCTGGTTTCCAACTACAACTACTTAGTAGCAGTGTTGATACCACCAAACATCTTGTTAACCTGTTCATTAATTCTCTTTTCTTGACCTATAGGATCTGCTAAACTATTTTTAATTATATCAGTTTTAGCAAGTAGGTTTGAAATCTTCTTATTATTTTCTTCCGCAATAGTTAACTTATTATTTAAGTCTTTAGTTAACTTAATTTGTTTTTGCATATTTTCTTGTAGTGATTTTATTGTAGAATCTTTTGACTTAACTGCAACTTCAAGCTTTGCATTATTATCTCGAAGTGTAGCCATACGTTGCATAGTATCATTATATATGAAATATGCACCATAACCAATACCTGCTAATATAGCAAGTACAAATAAAAGAATATATAGCCTAGCCATGATCTTCTATATATTTTCTAAATCTTTTTAGTAATACTGGAAACTTATCTTTTTTTCTACGTTTATCATGCATGGTAGTCATTTTAAGCCTAGGCCCCATAGCAGTTTGAGCAGGATTAGGTATTGAAGAAGTAGTAGTTCCACCACCTGAGCCAAGATCTTCTGCCTGAGCTTTTCTTATTGCATCTGCGGTAGGTGCACCCTTCTCACCTTTCTTACGCATTCTTTTTCCTGATGCTCTACGCTTACGTATATTATCCCAAAGATTTTCTTCTATATTTTCTTTTTGCATAGCTTTTGTCTTCTTCTTCATTTTGTTTATAAAAGCTCTGTACACTGCAGCAGGTCCGGCTTTACCCATGACTTTCGCTCTCTGTTCCATTGCAATCGCTGCCTGTATTTGGTGTGCGTGTTTCTTACCAGAGTTTTTAATTTTAGATACCGATGCTTTTGCATCATCTACTGTAGCAAATTTCAAACCGTGAATCGTACCCTTTGGATTCTCATCTGTATATAAATCACTGTGTTTATCTGAACCGGCCGGTTGTCCTTTTTTTCTTGGTATTCTTTTTGTAGCTTCATGAATATCGGTGTTTGCACTTTTACCAGATTGTTTAACTACTCTTAAAGGATTGCCAATTAACGGTTCGTACTTTTTATGTGCAGCTTTAGCCTTAGCTTCAGAGCTATAATAAGCAAATACATAACGAGTTTTTGGAGCGCTTGGTTGTACTAATATATGTGTATATGGTTTTACTTTACTACCTTTTTGTCTACCTGCTATTCTCATCTCATCAGTTCACTAGCTGTAATGTATACTTCTTGATTTGTCTTAATATGTGTTGCTTCATATATGTCGACACCAAATACATCTCCAACCGGATAACATTCTTGCTCAATTCTAATTTGATCTTTAGGCCATACCATCTCATTACATGATTTATTTAACAGCTTAGGATTTTCAACTCGATAGACTCCTGGAGATAACTGTTTATTTTCTAATAAGAACCATTGATTATTTTCATTTAAGAAATCTAATACCTCAATATCACATTTCTCACATATGTCCTTTAAACCTTTTTCCCCGATGTTTGCTTTTTCTTTAACAAGATAAAGCGCTGACGCAAAAGATCCGAGTTTACTTCCACCTCCTGGAAGCTTTGAGACGAGCCTTTTGATGTTAGCCACAAGGCGAACGAAAGGAGTATAAGCAGACCTTTTGTCATCGGTGTCAATCTTCACGTTCCTATCTCGTTTTCCGTTCTCGTCAATGATGCCTTCTTTATAAGCATCCCAGCTCTTCCAATCCATAACCATCATTCTTATGAATCGAAATGCATATACTGTGTCGGCTGCGTTTTTTAATATACCCATTAAATCTTCCTTAACTCTTCTATAACATTAGGATCCATAGCAATTCCAGTGTACTCATCGTTCTTAATATAGTTTAAGAATATTAAGAATGGTTTTACTATAGGCCAGTGCTTACTTTCAAGTTTTAACTCTAATATATTAAGTGCAGCCTCAATACCAAACATATTAAAGACAACTATAAAGTGATTTAACAATAATCGTTCTGCCAAATCATCAGTCTCAAGATAGCGATTGAGTAATCGCTTTATGTACTTAAACCTCTTGAGGTCTTCATAAAACTCATCTATGTCGGCGAACTTAGGATTCTTATAATGCTTTGCTGCATACAGGAATAAGTTCTTTTCGGTTAGCTCATTAAAAATCATTATAAAATTATATATGCGTTTTTAAACTACTTCTTTCAATTCTTCAATCAAAGCTGACTTATTTTTTCTTCTATCAAGTTCAATACCATGTTCTCTACCAAGAGCTTCAAGTTCAGTCTTAGTCATGTTCTCATATTCACTAGGAAGGTTATCTTCAGTCATGAGCTCAGCTTTAGTTTCAGCAAAGTTAGTAGGTGACTCTTTAAGCATCTGAGGCTCAGGCGCAATACCTAAGTACTCGTCAATTGCTGCTTCAGAAATCTTTCTTGAAACTAAAAGTTCTCCAGTTCTCGGATGCACCCAACCTCTTGTTGTTGGAATAGCATCTCTTTGATAATTTGGTGGTTGCATTATATTTCCTTTTACTTATAAATTTCAGGATGCATAGCTTTATGATCCCCGTCATAGTGTTTCTTTAAATATTTTTGTAAGTTAGCTTTAGTGCCAGTTGCATCAGTTGCCATGTTTGATCCTGGTCCCTTTCCATAATTCTTACCTTTCTTTAAAGTAATACCATGTTTTTTTTCATGTGAACCAGCAGTTCCAGTCATGTGATCAATATCAACAGTATGAACTTTATCCATGTCTTCAACCATTGCTATGGCATCCAATAAAGTATTAGACACTCTATTACCTGATACTCCATAATTTTCCATAGTCTGCGTCTTACCTGATGGATCATTTACTGGTGTTGCTGCAGGAATGATAGTATTATCACCATCTTTCTTGTCAGTACTTCTCATTTTTCTACCTGGTGCACTCTTTGCAATATTTGCTGCAGTATCTTTTGCAGCTTTCATGCCATCTGCTTCAGTACTCTTTGGAATATTAAGCATGTCCATAGCACCCTTTGAAGACTTGCTCTTATCATGCATTCCTTCAGGCTCAGTTGCGCCTTTATAGTGTTTGGCTCTGTCATTCTCATATAATGACAATAACTTTTCTCTAAAAGACATTGATTCTTTTTGATCTGCAATCTTAGTAGCTAAGTCTTTTTTCATAGTAACCGGATGAGTCTTTCCTCCGAACTCAAATGATTTCTTATTTTGCTTTGCAGCTGCGGCAGCCGCACCATGAAAAGCAGTTCTCTCATTTGCAGGTATCTCTTCAGGAATCACATACATTGTAGACTCTCTTGTACCAACCATAGAGCCTGTTGGATTTCTCATATCAGCTTTATTACCTGGTGTTACCGGATTCTTACTAAATTTTTTATTGATTGCGTCTTTTGCTTTTTCTCTTTTCTTTGCAGCTTCAGGATCTTTTTTATCTCTTTCAGCCTGCTTAGCCGCATTATTTCTTGCGATCGCAGCATAGTGTGCTGGATCTTCTTTTAGGACCTCGACATTGGCCCTATGTATATTGAATGGATTGTTTAACATTATTATCTCCTTTACATCCACATGTGGGCCACATAGGCTCCTACTGCTGCAACCATTGCAGCGTATACCACTTTATTTATAAGACTTACAGTTCGAGCGTTATCATCAACCGCTTTCTGTATGTCATCCAATTTGACAGAGAGTTTATTCATACGATCTCTCATATTATCATGATCGTCTTGTAATGCTATTATTTTCTCCTCTGCTCTTGCTAAAGATATCATAGCATCTGCAAGCTTATCTATTTTTTGTTCGATACGATCTAGTCTCGTTTCATTCGTTTCTATTACCACTATCGTTTTCCCTGTCCTCTATAACGTTTTAAATTTCTTCTCTTATGTTTGTTCATAGTGGAAGTTGTAGGCTTACGACCAATAGATGTACCATGCTTAATAGTTTCATGTTCTAAGACAGCCTTAAACGTTTTTGCCATTATTCACTCTTCCAGATTGTCCATATACCATAAGCGATCGCGAGTCCTGCAGCAATCTTGGCTAATGGCGCTAGAAATAATATCATAAGACCTAGAGCTATACAGACCGCTCCATCCATACTTGTTCTTTCTTTAATTCTTTTGTTTATCCAACCTTTTACCATTACCATTTCTCCTTGTCAGCCCAGTACGCGGCCGACATCTTACCTTTGGCGATGTTCTTACCATGACGAGCTTTAAATGATTTACGTCTAGCTTTTTGTTTATCAGACTCACCTTTCTTTGGTGCACCTGCTGTACTCACGCCTTGTTGACCAAAACGTATGGTCTTTACTTTATCACCATCTTTTGCAACAACAATATGACTCTTTGTCGGATGTCCTGGTGTGCGCTTTGCTTTATTATAACCAGAAACGCCAGCACTTTTCAACCTTGCATCTTTTTCTTCGACAAATGTCTTAAAACTATCCAAACTCATGTCCCGCTATCCTTTTCATTTGCGCATTAAACTCACCTTGGCCAGGCTTTGTCTTATACAATTTTTTAGTAAGACTGCTATCCTTCTTACCTTTAATTCTATACTTAAATCCTTTTTCTTTATGCTCAGGATCTGTTGTCTTTACAAGTCTTCTCTTATATTGAGCCTCATATGACTCTGGACCCTTAGGTGCATCTGTACCTTCCTTCTGTCCAGGAGTTGCTTTTTTCATAAGCTTTACAGATTCAGGTGTACCATAGTCATACTTATACTCTTTAACTTCTCTTCCCTGTGCTTTATCTCTGTACGCCTTCTTTACTTTATTCTTTGTAATCCTATCAACATCTTTTATTAAGGAAGGTTGCTTTACAATCTTACGAAGTTTTTGTAATAGCGCACCTGGAGTCTTATCATTCATATATAAGTCTGGTAGACCATCAATGGAAACCTTAAAGCTAGTGTCTTCTTTCTTAATAGGTTTTTTTTCTTTATCAAGCATTTGTCTCATCTTAATAAGCTTATCTTTATCAGGCTTATTAATGTTCTTATTTTTCATCTTATCTGCGTAATCAGGAATAACACCTTCTCTTGACAATGCGTGTTTAGCAATGTTGAGTCTATTAGCATCACGATTTCTAAGAGCTCTTATGGCATCAGCTTTCTTTTGAGCATCCTTTGCATCTTTACCCGTAGTCCTAAACATCAACGGCATCTTTTTTGTACTAGGACCAACTAGTCCTCTTTGTACTTTTGCTTTAATCCTCTTTTTCATTGAGAGCTCAGGTATACTTCGGTCTCTATTTAATTGACCAAATAACTTTAAGTTACTACCTGCGAATGTAGATTCTTGTGGACCTCGCTTAGCATCGAGGTAAGCGGCTATCGCCATGTCTCTTTTTTTCTTATCGCTCTTACCCTTAAACTGAGGAGCCTTAGACTTCTTAAAGTCTTTAATGTAAGAACCGATTCCGTCATTTGGATCTAGTGGCATTTACTTTTCTTTCTTGTATGTATGCTGGCCATCAACATGATCGTCAGAATGTGTCATACCTTTTTTATGATAATTCAAATCGCCTAATCCTTTTTTATCATCAGAGTGATGAATTTGTAAGGCTTTGTGTATTTGATGATCACTTCCATGAAAAGACATTGTGCTACCATCTTTATGGTGTTTAACTGTAGCACCTGTATTTTTATTAATATGCTTTGCAAATTTCTTATTATCTGGACCATCACCTTCATCATAGCCATGTTTAATAGTCATAGATGCTTTATTAGATTTGCTATGTTCTTCATTCATTTGCTTTCTTAATTCAAAGAAATCTCTCATTTTTAGCTCCTACTTTGCGTTCATTGCTTTTGTCATTTGAGTGATGACTCTTTTCATATCACTCTTTGGAATTTGAATATGTTTACCCTTACCTCTTCCATAATTAATTTGAAAACTAGGACCTTTTTTACCAGCAAATCTATCAATCTGAAAACCAGTTATGTCATCAGTATACATATTGGTTGCTTCTTCTATTGGCATTTCATCAGGCCATGTAGCTTGTTCAATCTTAGCCATTTCTTGGAGTGCTTCAGTTATTTTATTGAAGTTAAATGGTATCATTTCATGCTCCCTACTTTTTTCTTAGACATAAATTTTGTATCACCTTTATCAATCATACCTTTAATGCCAGCTGCTGGATCAGCTTTACCATGATAGCCATCAGCATACCCAGGTTTTAGTTTCTTAACTTTACCGCCTTTTGCCTTAAAAGCATCGATAGCTTTTTGGTGCGCTGCCTTTTCAGCATCAGACATTGCTTCTTTTTTTACAGGTTTTTTCTTAATTCTTTCACCTGTTGAATAATGATAATCATCAGCTTCTTTTTTTATAAGTCTGTTTGTAGCTTTATCAATACCTGCTACTCGCTTAGCTGCCTTAAATTCAGGCCCACCTTTATACTTTTGATCAGGGTGTCTTCCACCTGCTCTATCAATAGTATCAGCTGTACCTTGTGCTTGGCCTTTATGAAAAACATCTCTTGAAGCTTTGCCGATATAATTTTTAGCAAGTTTCTTTGAGATCTCATTAATACCGTTCATTAATTCATTATGCTCATTTGTTTCTGCATGTTTTTTATACATGTCTTTAACAATATCACTCTTGTGCTCATCAGGATATTTCTTTTTTACAGCATTCATAAAACCGCTAGTGTTACCTTTATATTTTTTACCCATGTCACTTATGTTTTTCTTGACCATAGGATTAACCATGCTGGTTTTTGCTCTAAAAGCTGTGCTTGTGACTCGTGCTTCTTCAACTGATTCTGTTTTCTTTTTCTTATCGGCCATTGATGCATGTGCAGCCTTTTGCTGTGCATAAGAAACATAACCCTCTTTCTTATCTTTCTTTTTACCCTTACCGCTTAAGTCTGAATCAGCACCGTAGTATGTACCCTTACCTTTAGTAATATATGAGTTGACTCTTGCATGTCCCCATTGTTGTGGTGTAGTCCCAGGCCTGTGTCCTGACTTCCATGCAGCCATTCCTCTATTAAATACCTTTTTAAGTGTTCCATAAGATACACCAGACTTTGCTGATTTCTTTTTAAGAGCTTCGTTCTCAAAAAGCTCGTCATATGATTTGAATTTAAGCATTTACTGCACTCCTATTTTTAATTTTTCTTACCTTAGCTCTATCAAGCATTCTGGCATGTTTAATCTTATCTATCATTTTTTCGCGATCTATTTTCTTTTTTGTTACTGCGACAGCATCTTCTCCATACATTTTTCTGTACTTAATAGTATGCTTACTTAATTTCGTCTTTGCTCCCTTATCACCTGGCGCTGGCTTATAGTTTGAATCTTTATCAGGTCCATCACCTGGCTTTTCAGCATACTTCTTGAAGTGTGCCATTCTTCTCTTTTTTGTTTTAGTCTTAACACCTGCATAGTAACCTGCAGGCTGAGATCCTGGAGCGTCTTTAATATCAGGGTCTTGCCTATTTGTCATTTTTTCTACAAGCTCGATATCACTGAGCCACTTACGATATAATTTTCCGTTAGATTCAATAATGACATAATTAGATCCAAGACTGGTAACACTAGCGAGCTCGTCACTGCCCACGACAGTAACATGATCACCAATATTAAACAAGTTTCCTTTAACATATGCCTCTCTTTTCTCAGAGACAGGCTCGAAATGTAACTTATTAAAATAATCTATTTGTTCTCTAAGTCCCATACCTTTTCTTACTTCATTATATACTTTTTTTGCGTCTGCATTCGATACATTCCGTGGCAGCCCCTGTGAGAATTGTGTGAAGTCTCCTTCATTTGCTAGTGATCTCATCTTAGATGCTGACATTCCACTAATATCGTCTGCATCGGGGTCTCTGTCTCCGGCTGAAATTACGTTGATTTTGTTGAAGTTATATAGACCATGTCTACCTTTAACTCCATTATACTTCTTTAACAATGTATTAAACTCGTTTATCCTATCGGATCCTACGACCATTGTTATATTTTTAAATCCATCATTATACATTTCAGTAACTGCATCAAATACGTTCTTTACTTTCTTATTGAGCATTACGCTTCTTGCATGCTTTGGAAAGAACTTACGAACAGTCTTAACTTTATATTTAAAATCCAATGGATTCTTCTTCTTATCCGTAGATTGTGACAGGTAAACCTTATAGGGATTACTGCCAGATTTTTTTGACAACTCATTCATTAACTTTTCATGACCAGTTGTAGGAGGATTCATACGACCAAATGTAAAGAACACTGTCTTCTCTTCCTCTATCAAATAATGTTTAAATGAGTTAATCATTAACCCTTCTTTCTTTGTACTTCTTTCTTACGGACGTCTTTAAACTTTCGTTTAGCTAGTCTCTTAATTCTTTGTTGTAGTGCAGGTTTTTCGAGTCTCTTTTCGATCTCTTTTTTTCTTGCAAAAGTAAGCTCAGCTTTTGGTATTCCTCGAGTTAGCTTCTTTGCAATCTCATTACGAGCCTGCCTCATTGATCTTTTTTCTAATGTCTTCTTATTAGCCATCTTTCTTGAAGCACGCTTTCTGCCTATTGCAATACGAGTCTTCATGCGCTTCATTAACCTTGAGCGTTTCATACGTTGTTGCATGTTTAGCGCTTCGTCTACATCATCTTTAATTACGACATGCGTATTTACTGGTTTACCTTTTACTTTTGTTGCACCTTTTCCAGTATTTGTATATACCTTTCCACCATGTTTTTTTGCATGTGCATGGGCATCATCTTTAGTATCAAAATAAGTATATTTGTCTTCATTAATTGGTGGCATCTCATCTGGCCAAGTAGCTTCAATACTTTCTTTTTTAATACCTCTGCCAAGGGCTGTTAGATTAATATCAAGTCGACCATACTTTCCATACATAGAACCCGGTCCTCCTAGATCCTTTACAAATTGTTTAGCATTATTTTCACTTTTGAAGTATGCTGTAATATCATTTTCTGGATATGCTACACCTTTATTCTTTTTCAAGCTTGAAAAGACAAGTTCTGATTGAGAATCATTAAGGCGATCTAAATACTCATCATCAATCATAACATAAGCCTTATAGTCTTTATGACTAGCTCCTAGTTCATTATCAATTAGTCTTTTGTTTTTTCTCATTACTTTTACAATAGGTAACATTTTTTCATTAATTGACATGTCTTCTTTTATTTTACCACCACCTAAATGATTATCAACATACTTTTGTAATTTTTTAGGATCCGGATGAGATATAGTAACGTTA